TCGTCGGCACGAATGTTCTGAATGAGGCATTCCTTGAACGCTTCTGTGTGACCTTTGAGCAACCTTATCCTGCCTCTACTATTGAGGTTCGCATTCTTCAAGGTGTTGCGAAGCATCTTGGTCTCACCGAGATTGATGAGTTCTGCAAACGTCTTGCTGACTGGGGTGATGTAATCCGTAAGACCTTCTACGATGGTGGTATTGACGAAATTATCAGCACCCGTCGTCTGGTTCATATCATCCGTGCCTACAGCATCTTCGGTAACAAGGCAAAGGCAATTCAGGTTTGTATCAATCGTTTTGATGATGAAACCAAAACTGCTTTCCTTGAACTTTACGATAAGATTGATGCTGATTTCAAGGTTGAGGATGCTACTGAAGCACCCAGCAATCTTGACGAACAGGCACAAAACTGATATAATTTGGGGGAAGTTAATATGTTCTTCCCCCTTATTATGTTTGGTCCTGAAGACGAAAGAAATTTAGTCCAATACAACCTCACTATGAATGAACATAGTGGAATGTTTAATCTCACAAAAACCCCTGCTAATATGGAAACTCCGACTAATCACCTTTGGAAATATAATGAAGACAAAATCCTCAAGGATATTGAATATTATGTGACCAGCACTTATAACAGTCACTACTGCGGTCATAATGAAGATTATAAAGATATTCAAACAATTGACCTGATGGCAGCAAAAGACCTTGCTACACATTTCTGTCAGGCAAACATTCTCAAATACGGTTCTCGTTATGGTGATAAGGATGGTCGCAGCAAACGTGATTTGCTGAAAGTCATTCACTATGCTATGCTCCTACTTCACTTTGACGGTCACTACACTCGTCAAGATAACGGTCTAACTGAATTTCGCTGATTATTATGAAACTATCTGATAAAACTCTAACTCTTCTCAAAAACTTCGCAGGCATTAATCAGTCCATTCTCTTCAAAGAAGGCAACAACCTACGCACAATTTCCGTAATGAAGAACATTCTTGCGGAAGCAACCGTAGAAGAAGAGTTCCCTAAGGACTTTGGGATTTATGACCTGAACCAGTTTCTAAATGGTATTGGTCTCTATCATAGTCCTGAACTTGACTTTGATAACGAAGGTTATGCGATGATTAGGGAGGGTAAGTCACGGTCAAAGTATTTCTTTGCCGACCCTAACGTAATCGTAACTCCTCCTGATAAGTCCATCACTCTTCCTAGTGAGGATGTATGCTTCATTCTGGATACCAAAGAACTTGATAAGCTCATCAAGGCATCTTCAATCTATCAACTCCCCGACCTTTCAGTAATCGGTGAAGCAGGAGTAGTCAAACTTGTAGTTCGTGATAAAAAGAACGATACTTCAAACGAGTTCTCCGTAATCGTTGGTGAAACTGATGAGGTATTCTGTGGAAACTTTAAAGTTGAAAATTTAAAAATCTTAAACGGTTCTTACGAAGTTGTGATTTCTAAAAAACTTCTATCTAGGTTTAAACATACATCATATGAATTGGCATATTATATTGCAATGGAACCAGATTCAAATTTTAACTAACTAAATAGTGGTAGTTATGAGGTTGTTTTCTACTTATGTTTCACTATACATATAAGATTACTCATTTAGAGACCAACGAATATTATGTTGGTAGGCATACTACAAATAATTTGGAAGATAATTATTATGGAAGTGGGGTGTGGGTTAGTAAACAACCAAAAAATAAATTAAAAAAGGAGATAGTTGAATTTTTTCCTTCAATTGATAAACTTTTAACTGCCGAAGAAATTCTAATCCAAGAAAATTTTGAAAATCCTTTATGTATGAACAAAATAAAATCTTCTTCTGTTCAAATGGGTAGTTATGGTCTTGTTCATAGTGAAGAAACTAAAAAATTCATTGGAAATTTAAATAGAGGAAACAAATATAGGATTGGAAAACCTCATACAGAAGAAACTAAAAATAAAATAAGAAAAAAGGCAATTGGAAGAACTCATTCTAATGAGTCAAAAGAAAAAATGAGTAAATCTAGAAAAGGTCAAGTTCCTTGGAATAAAGGTAAAAAACTTACTGAAGAGCATAAAAATAATGTAAGTAAATCTTTGATTGGTAGGATTCATAGTAAAGAATCTAGAGAAAAAATGTCCAATTCAAAGTATAAAAGATACTTAGTAATCTATCCTTGTGGAAAACAAGAAATTATAGTAGGATTATCTGCGTGGTGCGAAAAAAATGGTGTGGACAGGAGTAATGCTGTAAAAGTTTTATCTGGAAAATATAAACAAACTAAAGGATATAAATTCTTTAAACTTTAATCTTCTTATTATGTTATTTTTTTGAATTATGGAATTTCTTCTTTATCTAACTCCAATCGGGAGGGATATCTACAACCTAATGTCTCAAAAGGTTAGGTTTCTAGAGAACCCTCCTATTTGTAGGCAAAAGGAAATTTATGGGTGGTATGATGCTAGTAAGGATACGATGAGTATCTGTACTGACCGAATTCTTGCTGGACCTTCTCCAAAGTATTATATTAATGAGACTTTGTTTCACGAAGCAGTCCACGCAGCACAAGATTGTAAGGCAGTTAATACACCATACTGGTATGTTCCTTTTGGTATCAGTCAATCCCAAATGAAATTGTCTGAAAGACGACGTGATGACCTTGAGACTTCTGTTCGCATTCACCCAAACAATCGTGAGATTGAACACGAAGCATTCTGGTTGGAAGACAAACCCGAAAAAGTAAGGTATGTTGTGAAGAAGTATTGCTTCTGATGAGGTATCAAGTTCGTTACAAACTTCCAAATGATAATCGTTATTTGGAAATGATTGTTGAAGCAACAAGTCAGTCACAGGCAAAAAAAGTTGCTCAAGCACAGGTTCCTTCTGCTACAATTGTGGGAGGACCACAACCCCTTTGATATTATGAACATCTTTGTTACTTGTCCTTGGCCTGCTGAGAGTGCCACCTGCCTCCCAGACAAGCACATCGTCAAAATGCCTCTGGAGTGCTGCCAGATGCTCTCCATCGTTGCCTCTGAGTGGTATCACGGGTATGGACCCCTCCCTAAGGCAGACGGAACCCCCTACAGCACCGCAAAGGGGGCATTCAGGAACCATCCCTGTACCCAGTGGGCAGCAGAGAGTATCCATAATGCCTATTGGTTAATCAAGCACGGAATGAACCTTTGCGATGAGTATCACCTGCGATATGGAAAGCAACATTCGTGCTATAATACTCTACTTCACGCATATTACCTTTTCCCCAAAGGTAAGATTACTGAAGTAACTCCATTTGCCCGTGCGATGCCAGATGAGTTTAAATTTGACACAAGCATTGACACTTTTACTGCTTACAAGATGTACATTAAGTCCAAACCTTGGGTTAGCAGTAATTATCTTCGTATGCCGCAAAGAAAACCTGATTGGATTTAAGTGATGGATAATAGTCATCCTGTTTGTAATTTGTGTGGAGGTAAAGGATGCGAAAAGTGTCATAGTGGTTGGGAGTGTACTGGAGAAACCTGTAACAAATGTGCTATGGGTTGGAAATTGGGATTAGTTAAATCAACTATTTCTCAAAAGAATTCTGGAACAACTCTTAAAACTGTAAATAATTTTGAAAAGTCCGTTCGTGAATTAAATTATGACAAGTGAATTTCTTTTTGTTGAAAAATACCGTCCTCAAGTGATTGATGATTGTATTCTTCCTGATGATACTAAAAAAACCTTTAAGGAGTTTGTAGAGAAGGGTGAAATTCCAAATCTCCTTCTTGCTGGACCTCCTGGTATTGGTAAAACCACAATCGCAAAAGCACTCTGTAATGAACTGGGTGCTGACTTTTATTTGATTAATGGTTCTGATGAAGGTCGTTTCCTAGACACCGTAAGAAATCAGGCAAAGAACTTTGCTTCTACCGTTTCTCTTACTGGTGGTTCAAAGCATAAGGTCATCATTATTGATGAGGCAGACAATACTGGTAATGACGTTCAACTTTTGCTCCGTGCGAATATTGAGTCATTCTATAACAACTGCCGTTTTATCTTTACTTGTAACTATAAGAACAAGATTATTGAACCACTACATTCTCGTTGTGCCGTAATTGACTTCACCATTAAAGGTAAGCAGAAGGCACAACTTGCTGCGAATTTCTTTCAACGACTACAGGTAATTCTAAATACAGAAAAGATTGAGTATGACCCGAAAGTTCTTGTAGAACTTATTTCAAAGCACTTTCCAGATTTTCGTAGAGTTCTGAATGAATGTCAGAGGTATTCTACAGGTGGGAAGATTGATTCGGGCATTCTAGCAACGTTCTCAGACATTTCTGTAAATGACCTTATCAAGAATCTTAAGGCAAAGAATTTTACGGAAGTTCGTAAGTGGGTTGTCTCCAATCTGGATAATGATTCTTCTCTTATCCTACGTCGGGTATATGATGCTCTCTATGATGCTCTGGTCCCAAATTCAATTCCCGCTGCTGTCCTTATTATTGCTAAGTATCAGTATCAAATTGCTTTCGTTGCTGACCAAGAAATTAACCTCTTAGCAGCACTGACTGAAATTATGTGTGAGTGTGAATGGAAGTAATATGGAATTAAAAGACTGGTTGAACTCAATTAATTTTACAAAGGAAAATCTTTTAGAAGAAGACCCGACCCTTGTAAAGGAGTATGCTCCTTACATTATAAATCGTTGTTTGTCTGGTCATATTGACTGCATTCTTTTTGCCAATGAAATGAATATGAATCATTCCTTAGATAAGGATATGCAATATTCATTTTATCTAAATAGTCTGAGGAAAAAGAAGAGATTTTCTCCTTGGATCCGAAAAGATACAATCAAAGACCTTGATTATGTCAAACGTTATTATGGTTATAGTAATGAAAAGGCACAACAAGCTTTGAAAATACTAAATAAAGAACAGATAAACTTTATCAAACAAAGACTTGAAATTGGTGGAAAAAATGGCAAATCAAACAATTGAACCTCAGGTAAATTGGACACCTGATATGATGGTAGAAGTCATTCTGAATGAACCAGATGACTTTCTTAAAGTTCGTGAAACTTTGACTCGTATTGGAGTTGCATCCAGAAAAGAAAGAAAACTCTATCAAAGTGCTCATATCTTGCATAAGCAAGGTAGATATTACATTACACACTTTAAAGAGTTATTTGCTCTTGATGGAAAACACGCTAACCTCACAGTAAATGATATTCAAAGAAGAAATAGAATCATTCGACTTCTTGCTGACTGGGGACTGATTACGGTAGTTAATCAAGATAAAATACTTGATATTGCTCCTCTTAATCAAATTAAAGTTCTTCCCTACAAAGAAAAGGGTGAATGGGAACTTGAACAAAAGTATAATATAGGTAAAAAGGGTAAAGTTCAGGAAACCGAATAATAAAAGTAGGGAGTTCTACACTCCCTTTTTTAATGATTTCTGATATATAATAGTGAAGGATGCCTTTAAGGGTCCTAAATTTACACTCGCTTTTTAAGGAGAATTAAAATGACTTTACTAGCAAAATATAACACTTCAAACATTCAAAAGTTTCTTGATGACGTAAATCGTTATTCTATTGGTATGGATGAATGGTTCCATAGAATGGGAAGTCTTCATCAGACAGAAACTAATTACCCCCCATACAACGTAATTCGTGAGAGTGATGTAGAATTTCGTTTAGAGGTTGCTCTCGCAGGATTTAAGTCTAGTGAAATTACAGTTTTTACCGAGAACAATAAACTGTTTGTTGAGGGTGATAAGGAAATTAATTCTGATAAGGAATACGTTCATCACGGTCTAGCAACAAGAGCATTTAAAAGAACTTGGACTATCTCTGATGATGTTGAAGTAAAAGAAGTTCACTTTGAAGATGGTTTGCTTTCTATCAAATTATGTAAGGTTGTTCCAGAGCATCAGAAGAAAAAAGTTTGGTTCTAAATAATTAAGAATATCGTCGGCGCAGAGGGAAGACTGGCAAAATCCAGTTGACTTCCCTCTATTTTTTTGCTATAATTAGTTTGAGTTAGAAGGAAAATTAATGTCTATAAAATTAGTTTTGTTGAGAACTGGAGAAACAGTTATCTCTGATATTTGTGAAATGGTTTTGGGTGAAGACGAAGAAAAAAGAGTTGTGGGATATTTTTTAAATAACCCTTGTGCAATCATAGTAGAATCTGTTGATCAAAATACAGAATTTCTAGAAAAAACAAAAATGTCAATTCGACTAGTGGACTGGATGCCTCTGTCCAAAGATAAAAACATTCCTATTATTTCAGATTGGGTTGTGAGTATAATTGACCCAGTAGATTCTTTGAAAGAAACTTACGAAAACTCATATTGTAAGAATGAGGTATAAAATATGGAAAATATTATAAAAATTGTTGTATTATTAAACAATCAAGTTTTAATAACAAAAATTGATGAAGTAGTATCAGATATTGGAGAACCAGATTGTAAATTGATTACTCCATTTGAAGTTAGAAAATCAATATCAGGGGATCTTTACTTAGAACCTTGGAATTCTGATTATACTTCCCAAACTGTGTTTATGATCCAATCCGATAAAATACTCACATTAGTAGACCCTAAACCAATTCTTTTAGAAAAGTATCAAACTCTTATTAAATGAAATTTTATACAAACGTACAAATGATCGGGAATCAATTTCTCGTTCGTGGTTATGATAATGGTGAACATGTTATGTTTAAAGAAGAGTATTCTCCTACTCTTTTTGTAAAATCAAATAAAGAAACAAAGTATAAGACATTAGAAGGTGAATATGTTGAGGCAATTCAACCTGGACTAGTAAGAGATTGTAGAGACTTTTATAAAAAATATGAATCAGTAGAAAATTTCAAAATCTACGGGAATGACAGATATGTGTATCAATACATATCTGATAAGTATCCAGAAGATGAAATTAAATTTGATATTAATAAAATTAAATTAATTACTCTTGATATTGAAACCACTTCCGAGTATGGATTTCCAGATCCAAAGTCTTGTGAAGAGGAAATACTTTTGATTACAATACAAGATTATTCTACAAAACAAATTATTACTTGGGGAACTGGTCCATTTAATAATACTAAATCAAATGTGAAATATATTCAGTGTGGTTCTGAATATGATCTTCTTTCAAACTTCATGTATTATTGGGATAATCCAAGTCATCTTCCCGAAGTAATAACAGGATGGAACATTCAGTTTTTTGATATTCCATATATTTGCGGGAGATTGTCCAAAGTTTTGGGTGAAAAAAAGGCTAGAAGTTTTTCACCTTGGGGATTAATAAGTCAGAATGAAGTATTTGTAAATAATAGACAACAAGTTTGTATTGATGTTGGTGGAATTACTCAACTTGATTATCTTGATCTTTATAAGAAGTTTACTTATAAGGCACAGGAATCATATCGTCTTGATTACATTGCTGAGGTAGAACTTGGTTCTAAGAAACTAGACCACTCTGAGTTTGATACTTTTAAAGACTTCTATACTAAAGGTTGGCAGAAGTTTGTAGAATACAACATCGTTGACGTAGAACTTGTTGACCGTTTGGAAGACAAGATGAAACTGATTGAACTTGCTATCACAATGGCATATGATGCTAAGGTTAATTATGCCGATGTATTTTATCAAGTTCGTATGTGGGATAATATTATTTACAATTATCTGAAAAAAAGAGATATTGTAATTCCTCCCAAGGATAAAACTGAAAAAAATGACAAATATGCAGGTGCTTATGTAAAAGAACCTGTCCCTGGAGTTTATGATTGGATTGTTAATTTTGACCTTAATAGTCTATATCCACACCTTATCATGCAATTCAATGTATCTCCGGAAACTCTTCTTGACGAGAGGTGCCCAAATATTTCAGTTGATAAAATTTTAAATCAATCAACTAATTTTGAGTTGTATAAGGATTATGCAGTATGTCCAAACGGTGCTATGTACCGTAAAGATGTTCGTGGAATCCTTCCTGAACTAATGGAAAAAATGTACAATGAAAGGGTCATCTTTAAGAAAAAGATGATTGAGGCAAAGAAACAATATGAAAAAACCAAGACTAAGGAATTAGAAAAAGAAATTGCTCGTTGTAATAATATTCAGATGGCAAAGAAGATTTCTTTGAACTCTGCTTATGGTGCTATTGGTAATAATTATTTTCGTTATTACAAACTTGAGAATGCTGAAGCAATTACTCTTTCAGGACAAGTTGCTATTCGTTGGATTGAAGGAAAACTGAATAAGTATATGAACAAGGTTCTTAAAACTAATGAGGTTGATTATGTTATTGCTTCTGATACTGATTCCATTTATCTTCATATGGGTCCTTTGGTTGAAACTATATTCAAAGGAAGAGAAAAAACTACTGAAGGCATTGTCAATTTCCTTGACAAGATCTGTAAGGTGGAACTTGAAAAATATATTGAAAGTTGCTACCAAGAATTGGCGGAATACATGAATGCCTATGAGCAGAAGATGCAGATGAAACGGGAAAATATTGCTGACCGTGGAATCTGGACTGCTAAGAAAAGATACATTATGAATGTATGGGATAGTGAAGGAGTTCGTTACTCTGAACCTAAACTCAAGATTATGGGTATCGAAGCAGTTAAATCTTCAACTCCTGCTCCTTGTCGCAAAATGATTAAGGATGCCCTTAAACTTATGATGAACGGAACAGAAGATGATGTAATTAGTTTTATTGAGCAGTGCAGAAAAGATTTTTACAAACTTTCTCCAGAAGAAATATCATTTCCTCGTTCTGTTTCTGATGTAGTAAAACATTATTCTTCTACTTCAATTTATAATAAAGGAACTCCTATTCATGTTCGTGGGGCATTGTTATTCAATTATTATATTAAGGAAAAGAAACTTACAAAAAAATATTCCTTAATTCAAAATGGTGAAAAAATTAAATATTGTTATCTTAAGAAACCAAATCCAATTTATGAAAATGTAATCTCATTCATTCAAGATTTCCCGAAAGAATTAGGTCTAAATTCTTATATTGATTATGATACTCAATTTGATAAAGGATTTTTTGAACCACTTAAAATTATACTTAATGCAATTGGATGGGATTCTGAGAAAAAAGTAACCCTTGATTCTTTCTTTTCATAGTGCTATTATGGACTTACCAATCACAGAAAAAGATCTCGATACTATCATGAAGTTGTTGCAGCATACTGATAAAAAACTTTATGATAAATTATGGATCTATAAATTTGATAAATTACAAAAGGATAAAAAAACAGTATGGACTTCTTAAAAGATATTGTAAAAGAAATCGGTGGAGAATACACACAACTTGCTGCTGAGATAGATGAAACTGAACAGTTTGTTGACACAGGTTCTTACATTTTTAATGCCCTTGTTAGTGGTAGTATTTTTGGTGGGGTTTCTGGTAATAAAATCACTGCAATTGCTGGTGAATCCTCCACAGGAAAAACTTTTTTCAGCCTTGCTGTGGTTAAGAATTTTCTTGATAATAATCCCGATGGATATTGTCTATACTTTGATACTGAAGCAGCAATTACCAAGTCACTACTAGAAAGTCGTGGTATTGATACTAAACGTCTTGTAGTAGTAAATGTTGTAACCGTAGAAGAGTTTCGTGGAAAGGCACTTAAGGCAGTAGATATATACCTTAAGAAACCTTTAGAAGAACGCAAACCTTGTATGTTTGTGCTAGACTCTTTGGGTATGCTTTCAACTGATAAGGAGATTACTGACGCACTTAACGACAAGCAAGTTCGTGATATGACTAAATCCCAGCTTGTTAAAGGTGCTTTCCGTATGCTTACCCTCAAACTGGGTCAGGCAAACATTCCTATGATTGTAACTAATCACACTTATGATGTTATCGGTGCTTATGTTCCTACTAAGGAGATGGGTGGTGGTAGTGGTCTTAAGTATGCTGCTTCTACTATCATCTATCTTAGTAAGAAGAAGGAAAAGGATGGAACGGAAGTCGTTGGAAATATTATCAAGGCAAAGACTGCTAAATCACGTTTAAGTAAGGAGAACAAAGATGTGGAAGTACGTCTCTACTACGATGAGAGAGGACTGGACAGATATTATGGGTTATTGGAACTTGGAGAACTTGGGGGAATGTGGAAAAACGTTGCAGGACGTTATGAAATGGATGGTAAAAAAATATACGGGAAACAGATCCTAGCAAATCCTGAAGAATACTTCACGGAAGAAGTAATGCAACAACTTGATGAAATTGCTAGAAAGGAATTTTCTTATGGCAATTGAATTAAATGATTTGATAAAAGTTTATGATAATGTATTAGAGGCAAACGTCTGTAATTTCCTTATCAATCTGTTTGAACAAAATGAAGATAAACATGAAAGAGTTGAAAATGATAGAAGACCAAATTTTACACAATTCAATTTAACTGAAAACTGCAAAATTTCTGAAGAAGTAAACAACGTTCATAATTTTCTTATCTCTAAAGTTTTTGAGTATAAGAAAAAATATTATGAATATATTGATGATCGATGTTTTCCGAAAGAACATAATTTTGAGCAATTCCGAATTAAAAAATACAACCCAGAATTGCAAGATCAATTTGATACTCATGTAGATGTGATTGATCATGCTTCTTCCCGAAGATTTTTATCCTTCATGTGGTATTTAAATGATGTTAATGAGGGAGGTGAAACTGTATTTGAAAATTTAACTATTAGACCAAAACAAGGAAGTATGCTAGTATTTCCTCCTCTATGGACATTTCCTCACAGAGGTAATCCTCCATCGAAAATTGCAAAGTATATTATGAGCACATACCTTCACTATAAGTAATGGAAAAAATTGAATTTTTAATTCTACGAAATTTAATACACAATGAGGAATACCTAAGGAAAGTTTTACCTTTTATAAAAGAAGATTATTTTGAAGATCTAGAGCAAAAAATTGTATTTCAAGAAATTTCTGAATTTGTTCTTGAATATAATAATATTCCAACTAAGGAAGTTCTTTGCATTGAAGTTGAGAAAAGAACAGATGTAAACGAAGACCAATTTAAAAAACTTGTGCATCTTATTTCTCACCTTGAGAATGTTCCTTGCGAACAAAATTGGTTAGTTGATACAACTGAAAAATGGTGTAGGGATCGTGCCATTTATTTGGCACTTATGGAATCAATTCAACTTGCCGATGGGAATGGCACTACTAAATCTAGAGATGCAATTCCATCAATCTTGCAAGATGCATTAGCAGTTTCTTTTGATAATCATGTAGGTCATGATTACTTACTTGATTATGAACAAAGATATGAATCTTATCACAAATCGGAGGATAAAATTGAATTTGACCTTGATTACTTTAACAAAATCACGAAAGGTGGTCTCCCTAATAAAACTCTTAACATCGCTCTTGCTGGTACGGGTGTCGGGAAATCTCTATTCATGTGCCATGTGGCTAGCTCCGTCTTGCTCCAAGGACGGAACGTTCTGTACATTACGTTGGAAATGGCAGAAGAAAAAATTGCTGAACGAATTGACGCAAACCTTCTAAATGTAAATATTAAGGATATTGTAGATCTTCCAAAGTCTGTCTTTGAAACTAAAGTAAATAATATTGCAAAGAAAACCCAAGGATCTTTAATCATTAAAGAGTATCCTACTGCTTCTGCTCATTCTGGGCATTTTAAAGGACTTTTAAATGAACTTGCTCTTAAGAAATCATTTAGACCTGATATTATTTTTATTGACTACCTTAATATTTGTGCTTCCTCTAGGTATAAAGGAAATAGCAATATCAACTCTTATTCATATATCAAGGCAATTGCTGAAGAACTTCGCGGATTGGCAGTGGAATTCAATGTTCCCATTGTCTCTGCTACCCAGACTACCCGCAGTGGTTATGGTAACTCTGATGTTGAACTTACTGATACTAGTGAGTCCTTTGGTCTCCCTGCTACTGCTGATCTTATGTTTGCCCTTATTAGCACTGAAGAGTTGGAGGAGTTGGGACAGATTCTAGTTAAACAACTCAAGAATCGTTACAATGATCCTACAATGTATAAGAGATTTGTTATTGGAATTGACAGGGCAAAAATGCGTCTTTATGATGTAGAGCAAAGTGCTCAAAAGGACATACTTGACTCTGGTAAGGAAGAGGAGTATGATTACGAAGAAGATACAAAACCATCTTTAAAACAAAAATTCGGAGGATTTAAATTCTGATATGACTCAAAAAATTGATGCTGATAAGTATATTGAATTTGTTCGTCAAACCACAAGTCCAGCAAGCAGTGATTTTGCCTCACTTCTTGCTCGTCTTACAGAACTTGAAGTTCAAGATGCAGATGTATGCCGTTTGATGACTGCTGCTTATGGTTTAACTGCTGAATCTGGTGAATTTACAGAAGTTGTCAAAAAAATCTTTCTTCAAGGTAAACCATATAATGAAGAAAACGTCTATCATATGAAACGGGAATTGGGGGATATTTGTTGGTATCTTGCTCAAGCTTGTATGGCTCTTGGAACAAACTTTGATGAAATTCTTGAAATGAACTATCAGAAGTTAAGTGCTCGTTATCCCGAAGGAACTTTTGATGTTCATTATTCTGAAAATCGTAAAGAAGGAGATCTTTAATTGAAATAATTCTTTTTATAAATACTTAAAAAGTATTTGTAGAAAAATGAATTCTAAACTTTTCAGAGAAGCAACTCTTTCTTATTATGCAGTGTATGACCAGGATCTCCGTGAAGAAATGGAAGAACTTGGTATGTTTAATTCAGTAGATGAAGCAAGAGCACCTGGAGTAAAACCTTATAATCCAGGACCTACTGGCGCTGAAGTTAGAGCAGATGCTGCTGCTGCTGAGAAAAAAAGAAAAGAATCTAGTAAGGACAAACCAGGATATGGTCCTGAAGAAAAATTTAATAGTGATTGGAAACTAAGAGTAACTCCTAGTAGCACTACTAAAAGAAAAACAGGAGAAACAGAAACAGTTTCTCAGAGAATGGACAGAGAAAAGCCTTATGCTAAAAGAATGACCGGACCTCTTGCTAGAAAGCAAGGAAGCCGCACTGCTTCTAATATCACAAGAGCACTTGAAGGTCCAGGTGAACCCCAAGCAGTAACTCTTCCAAGAAAGACCAGAAAGGAAGATTTGGACATTTATGATATTGTTCTCTCACACCTTCTTGATGAAGGTTATGCTTCAACAGTAGAAAATGCCGAAGCAATTATGGCAAATATGAGTGAAGAGTGGATTAATAGCATTATTGATTGAATAATTTAATAAATAAAAAATTAATATCCTCTTTCTAATTAAAAAGAAAGAGGATATTTTTTATGATAAATCAATATTAATAATAAATACATATAAACACTATAAGATGAAGAAATTTTCCCACTTTATAATAGAAGCAAAAGAAACCAGAGCATCTGAACAGGCTAAAAGAGCTGGTTTAGTTGGAAATGGGCATGGAGATTGGTATAATGCTCAGGGAGAGTTTGTGGCTAAAACTGTAAATGGGATGCTTAAATATTTTAATAAAGGTCAAAGAGTTGGAGAAAGAGATGTTCCTCCAAAACAAGGAAATCCTCCTCCAGCAGTAGGTAGAACACAACAACCTTCTCAACAAAAGAAACCAGTTGCTGCTAAAAGAGCAGATGGTAATCAAAAAGAAATGCCAGCAGATGGGGAATATTTAACTGTTGTTTTAGCTAGATTTAATCCTCCAACAAAAGATCATAAGCAATTATTTTCTGCAGCAGATAGAGCATCTATGGGAGGTGAAGTTAGAATATATCCATCAAGAGCAGAAGATTCTAAAAAGAATCCATTAAATCCAGATAAAAAAATAAATTACTTAATGAAAATGTTCCCAGAAATTTCTGAGATTATTGTTAATAATCCAGAAATAAAAACTGTTTTTGATGTTCTAATTGCTGCGAATGAGGATGGGTATACAAATATTAATATTGTAGTTGGATCTGATAGATTATCTGAAATACAAAGTTTAGCAAATAAACATAACGGACAATTTTATCAATTTGATAGTATAAATGTAATTCCCACAGGAACCTTTGATTCTGAAAAAACTACTTCGGGAGTTTCATCTGGAATGTTAAGAAAAACTGCTGCAGATGATAATTTTAGAGATTTCAAAAAGGGAATGCCTAAAACTATTAAGGAACCTGATGCTAAAAGATTATTCAATGATTTGAGGAAGTCTATGGGACTTTCTCAAACAACAAAAGAAAATTATAATCTTTGGGAAATTGCTCCAGATCTTGACTATAAAAATTTAAGAGAAAATTATATCCAAAATAAAATTTTTAAAATTAATGATATTATAGAAAATCTTAATACAGGTCTTGTTGGTAAGGTTATTCGTAGGGGAACTAATTATTTAATTTGTGTCACTGAAGATGATGTAATGTTTAAGTCTTGGATAAAAGATGTAATGGAAGTTAAAGATACTGTTAGAAAAGTGACCTTTAAAAAACTAAGAGAAGAAGCAAAAAGATTTACTGATGTATCTGGTGTTCCTTCTGATCAAAGATTAGTTGGAACAGATCCATATAGAAAATATACTATGAAAATGTCTCATGCTAAAAAAATTACTAATTTTATAAATAAGTATAAGAAAACTCCTAAGTAATAAAATGTCAAATTCTATATTAGAAGGAAAGAAAAAGAGTAAGCAAAATCCTTGGTGGGATGATGATGGTGATGGTATTGGATATGAACCAGGAGAAGTTTCAGGAAAGTTTAAAAAGAAGAAAGTAAAAGAAGCAAAAGAAGTTAAAAAGTGGTGGGATGATGATGGTGATGGTATTGGATATGAACCAGGAGAAGTTTCAGGAAAGTTCAAAAAGAAGAAAAAAATAAAAGAGGGATTTTCTAATTGGAGACAAGATCTTTTAGAAGCATCTGATGATAAAGATGAGACTAAAAAATTTAAAGAAGGTAAAGTAAAGAATAAAATTAAAACAAGTGCTATTGGATCTGGTATTCAAATTGGAGAAGAATTTGGTGAAACTGGAGGAGTAATAGTTGAAGTAAATGAGTTTGATGAGATTAATGATATATTTTCTGAATTAAATGGTCATGAAATTTCATTTTTGACAGATAATCTAATTGAAAATTCGATAGAAGAAGTGCTTCTGGATTGTCTTGATGAATATTATGATATTAGTGAAGTAGTTGATATTATCATCGAAAACATTGATGTTAATATTGATATTTTAAATGAAGCAAAAGTCACTTATGGACATGATACAAAAATCAAAAGTGACAAATTGCAGAAAGTAAAATCTGCAGTTAAATCTGTTGGGAAAAAACTTGCCCGTGGTGCTGGGTATGCTGCTGGTCTTGCAGTAAGAGGAGCAAAGGCAGTAGGTAGGGAGGTTGCTTCTGGTTATGAAAGAGGAAAGGGTGGATCTTCTTCTGATCAACAAAAATCTTCAGGTTCTGCTCCTGGAATTATTTCAAGAATAGGATCAAAACTTAAGAGGGGAATTAAGGGGGTTATTGCAAGAGGTGCAAGATCACTTTCAAGAGGAGCAAGAGATGTTGCTCGTAAAATGGAAGCAGGGCAAACCGAAAAACCAAGTAAAGTTCATTCAAAAGTTGGAACAAGAGAACCTTCTCTTCGCAGTGGAATAGGTGGAGGTAAAAAAGTTGAAGTTGCTGGTTCCCCAACAACTTCTAAAAAACCAGAATCAACTCCAGCAGAACCTGCACCTTCTGCCAAGAAAAGACCAAAAGCAACTCGTAGAACAACATCAGTTACTTCAAAGGCATCAAAGGCAAGAAGAGGACAAGAACTTCGTAGACAAGCAGATGAAGTTCTAGCATCATTGAGAAATGAGGATTTAGATATGGACTCAAATACTAATCCTCAAGTTGCAAGTGCTAAAAGAGAACTTTCGACTTTAGATTTAAAAAGAACTAAACTATTAACAAAAATAGCACAGCAGAAAAAACAGCAAAAAGAAGAATATGAATTAGCAGAACGTGAAATGACTGCTTCTGATAAGGCAAAGGAAGAAAAACTAAAAACAAAGTATGATGATTCTGAAATGAAGCAGAATATGATAAATCAATATGGTAAAGAAAAAGGAACTCAAATCTACTTTGCCAAGATTAGAAAAATGGCAATGGAAGAAGTTATTGATGAAGCAAAGTTATCAAGAACTGAAAAAAGAGCAAAAAGTGCTGGAAAAAAGAAAGGAAGATCTAAGACCATGCATTTAGTTGACCTAGATGCTAATGCTATGAAACCCAAGAAAAAAGGTGTTGAAGCAGAAATTGAAGTTAAAAAAGGTGGTAAAACTGTAAGATCATTAAATCCTCAACAGTTTAATACCGATAAAAAGAAAGATGATGAAAAATATGACTTTGGACAATTTGCAAGCAGCAAGGTCTTTAAAAAGACTTTAAAAGGCAACAAGCACGTTAGAAATCTTCATAGAGGAGGTGAAGCATCTGGTCTTACTGCTAGAGGTAAAATGGATAAACCTCGTGAAGTTGTAAAGCATATCAAGAGCACTGGATTTAAGAATCTTAAGGGAGTTCACTTTACTGGTGACGTTCCTGGAAAGGGAACTGATGATAAGAAGATGAAAGTAATTAAGCATCTTATTAAAACAAAGAAACCAAAGCAAATAAAATTCAGTGATGATCATGCAAAGAACTTGCAAGCACCTGAAAGATTTAATAAAGAAGGAGGAAAAGACAAAACTAAAAATAGAGGTTCTTCAACTCCAAAAATTAAAACTTATCTGACAAGAGATGATGGAAGACCAAAGAGATTTGGTAGTGGTGGAGGAGGAATAAGAAACCCTCAAGCAGTAAGTAAAGCATCTTCTCCTCAGGAAAAACAGAAGAGAAGAAAGCAAGCACGTATGGGTGAAGAATTTTCCTTAAGTGAAGATTAAATAATCGATTAATCTAAATAATTATATACTACCTTATTAGGAGGTAAACCCATGTCAGTAGCAGCACTCTGGGCTTGGATTATTGCTAACGAAGCAGCAGTAGCAACTCTTCTACTTGTTGTTTCCGAACTTCTTGGTGCTATCCCAGCATTTAAATCAAACGGTATTGTTTCTTTTGTTCTTTTACAAGTAAAAGAATTTGCTAAGAAAAAAGGTGGACAAGATCCAACTCCATGAAAATAAAATAAAAATATAATAATCAGGGGAGATATTAAACTCCCCATTTTTTATAAATACTTGTAAGAAAAAAATTTTAGTAAAGGTAAAAAGAATGGCACTCTGGGGAACTGCAGATAGTCTTTACTCTGTCGGAACTATAACAGTAGATTATGCTGCAAAAACAATTACAGGAACTGCAACATCATTCACTGC